AAGTTAGAGAATGCCGCTGTGCCTTCGATTAAAGCCATATTGATCTCCTTTGATTATTAAAATTTGCTACTTTTGTAGCCTTTACATTAGTTTAAACTATTTTTTAAAAAGAGTACAACTTTTTTTTCACCTCCTGTAAAAAATATGATTTCCTATCTGTACAGTCACCTCAAACGCATGGGACCAGTACGGTTCAACTTTGTCCGAATGATAAAACAATGCTCCTCCGGTTATATCTGGGTGCTCCTCAGTCATAACCACAGCAGCAATGGTTTTAGCGGTGATCCAGGCACGTTCCTCCCTGATCGTCTCCTTAAGCCCGTCACAGTAATAACTAAACTGGCACTGGTGACGTACTATCCTCCCCTGATCGTCTCTGTCAGCCTGTTTTACGACCTCACAGACTGTATTTGGGAATCTACTGTCCATCATCCGGTTAATTGCAACCAATCCTACAGCAATCTGACCAATAATGGGTTGATTCCTAGATTCAAAGTAGATTGCGCTCGCTAAACAATGGGTCTGCTCCTCCAGATCCATGAAGTCAGGTTCAGCATGCACAGCACTACTTAAGAATACTATAATAAATATTTTAATAATTTTAATCATATACTAAAGTTCTCCTTAGAATACTTATATTAATTATATTAACATTAATATTACTAATTTAACAGAATTATTATGGTGCATATTTAGTAATCAAATCTCTTCCATTTTAAAAACCTCTTGATCTAGGTTAAACTCCTGTTTCAGATCAAATGAATCCTTAATCTCAAACCCATGTATAGCACTCTGGCTGTGCTGGTAACATTTTAAGCACAGATCAAGTGGTTCTTTAGTGTGTGGATCACGACGTTTTAAATCTTCATCCATCAACAAAGTATTACAGGCACGGCATCTCATGTCATTTCTCCTTGATTTTTTCTAAAAGTATCCCAAGATTTTTTATTTTCTTTTAAAACCCAATCTTGGTAATAGTTTTGGTTTCCGTCTTTATCAACTACTGAAGAAAATTTGAGCACTTTACGAAGACTCCATAGCAAACTCTCAAGATTACCTACGTCGCTTAAACACATATCATGGGTTTCTTGAATTGTGCCTAAAGCATCTTTGAGTTTATTAGCGTGTTGTAATAGTTCTCGTCTATCTTTATTAGTAATTTTCATTTGTCAATCTCCTTTTAATGTATTCTTGGAAATAAGTTAAAGTATCTATCCTCTAAATCCTTATCGGACATTGTTTCCAGTTCAAGCTTTATTGAGTTTTTCACAAGATTAAACACCTCGTCGAGGCTCATTGTGATTGACTCAAATTCAACCAAAGCACGGATCAAATCATCCCTAGTATAAATCGGATCAGGCTCTGGGTGTTCTCCTGAGTTGTCGTACTCTTCCTCCCAATCTTCATAGCTCATTTATTAATTCCTCTATCTGGTCATATAAGTCAGCATTTTTATAGCTGCAAATATGCTTGTTAATGGTCAAACCCATATTATCTAACCCTGAAACTCTGTATACGTCCTGTACAGCAAAACCGGATCGAACCCCTACATCAGGCTCGTCGTCGTACCAGTGGGTCATCACGAGGTACTCAGTGCCGTCTACGTCTACAACGTGATTTTGTGCGTCATTCATTTTAGTATGCTCCTAATTGTATTGTGAAATATCTACCAATAGTTCTAGACAGTGTATAACAGTCTGAAACAGTAATATGTACCAAATCCACTTGAGTCGATCCACAGCAAAACCTCCTTTTTATGCTTAGACTACTAAAGATAACAAAAGTTCAATTTACGATCAAATTTATTTACGGTCAAACCTACTTACGGTCAAATCTACTTACGGTCAAACTTACTTACCTAAATTTTTAGATCAAACCTACTTACGGTCAAACTTACTTATCTTTTAATAGTCGATCCAATTACTTTTTTTAGTCGGTATACTTCATCCAATAACTTTTTAATGTCATTGGATGCTGTACGGATATCATCTGCCATAAACTCTTGACCGTCTATTTCTAAGTCTAGCGCTAAATTATCAAGGTATTCTAAATCAGTTTTAATTTTCATTTGTTAATGCTCCTATTGTTTAATTAGATACTGCAATAATGTTATTAAATTGTTCTAGATTTGATTGAGTGACAAAAAAACTGTTTGTTTTGCTATTCTCAATTGTTCTCTCAGATATAGACGATCCTTTTCGCTTTAATGCTCCAATTGTGCCAGCAGCGTCTAAATGTCTTAGATCGGTATCGTCAAAGCTTTTTAAATGCGTAGGAATGCCAAAAGTATCCTTTTTAGATTCCTTTGTATTAAATGCAATCGCTATTCTATGGTTACGCTGTACCGCTTTTTTTAATGCGTTTTTTGATTGTTCGGAGTACATGCTACCGCTAAAAGTTAGGTCGTAGTTAGGTAGGGTATTTTTACGGATTCTAGATAATACCTTAGTATAATCATATGCCATAGAATGCGGCCGTTGTTTTAGGATGTACGAGAAATCAATATCACTCGTACCATTTAACCTAAATAATGCGGGGATATTGTCTTTTTTTGCTTTGTTTTCGGCTTTGTCGATCTCTGATAGTAAGGTAGTCTCGAACCATTCCGGGCGCATTAGCATTAGAATAGTGCGTTTAAACATGGCATTTGTTCCCGTTGTCATGCCTAATTGTCCTGACTGATATAAACATGGACCATAGCAACCCGAACTAACAGCACCGGAACAAAGTGTTTTACTTGATACTAGATCCGCTGGTGCTAAATATAAGATATAAGTAGTGAACTTGTCCGATCCTTTTTCTACTTTTTGACTAGATCCGAATAGTTTCATCGGTTTATTAAGGTAGGTTAAGTTATCTATTGCCCATTGTTGACCCTTAGTAGTTACTAATGGACTACTAAGGACTTCGCTAGATGTTATCGGTTGAAATGTTTTCATTTTATGCCACCTCTTTATTTAGTAATGTTTCTTTTTTGTTTTCCCATTGCGATATATTATCAGCTAGTCTATCAATTTCTGATGTTTGCACTAATTCGCTAGTGAATTGGACGCTGTAGGGGAATATATTAATATCGATCCCTAACTCTTTGACTTTTAAATATCTATCGTACGCATTACGTAATGCTCTTAATGCTTTTAACTGTAGAGATATATACTCAATCCAGAAATCACAATCGCCTATCTCTGAATTAGATTCATCGTGATGATAAGTGTAAAACTTATCTACTAACTCGTTGTCTCTTTTGTAGCAGTCAACGCTATATATTGCTAACTCTAATGTGTCTTGTATTTTGTTAATGTTCTTTTTTGAAATGTACATTTGTCGTGCTCCTCATTTGGTTTATGTTTTGTTCGGTCTATTAGTTTGACAGTGTATGTTATAGATAGTTCAATTTATTTTAAAGTTTATTTTATGTGTCCATAGGTTACTACATAGGCACTCACTCTTAAGTTTTTCTCATGTATTCCCAAGTCTAGCCTGTGGATAAGTCTGTGAATAACTTTGCACTCTTTTGGTGCATGACTGGACCTGTGGATAACTTTTGCACTACATTGGTGCACTAATGCACTACATTGGTGCGCGCCCTATTGTGGTGCATCAGTGCACTATTGTGGTGCATGGGAATATCCGATCAAAACCTGAGAGCCTTAAAAATTTATGGGGACGGGGGGATAGATTTGAACACGATACATTAGAAGTAGCTACTCAAGTTTGCAAAAGAGTAATTTTAGCACTTTAGTTGTACAAAAATTAACCAAAACTCCCTTAAGTTATACAAAAGTTAACTATTTGAATACCAAAGAAAAATACTGCGCCCCTAAATACACTAAAAAAGGTCATATTACACATTATTTAATTTAACTATAGACATTTAGTCAAAAATATGCTAAAATAAAGTATACTTTAGTGAATTAGAGAAAATTATGGAAGACCAAGAGCCACCAAAGAAGAAAAAAAGAGGTAGACCAAGGAAGGATGATTTAGTTAAAGCTAAAAATCCAGTAGGTAGACCTAAAGGTGATAACTCAGTAATAGAAGAATATAAACAAAGGATGCTAACGTCACCTAAGTCTAGAAAAGTCTTAGATTCAATCTTTAATGCTGCTTTAGATGATGACCATAAACATCAAAGTGCAGCGTGGAAACTCCTAATGGATCGTTTAGTACCCTTAAGTTACTTTGAAAAAGATAAGTTAGGTGGAGGTAGAAGTTCAATATCCATTAGTATTTCAGGAGTAGGTGAAACTTCAGTAGTTGGGGAAACTTTAGAAGGAGACTTTGAACATAATGACACTTAAGTATTTCTCTAGGGACGAATTTGCTTGTCAACAGACAGGGGAAAATGAAATACAGGATGTATTCCTTAAAAGACTGGACGATCTAAGGGACGTATGTGGTTTTCCCTTTGTAATCACTAGTGGGTACAGATCACCTAATCATGTCCTGGAGGCATCCAAAAGCCGCCCAGGGACTCATTCCCAGGGTATTGCATCGGACATTAAAGCAGACAATGGTATTGACCGGAGACGTATAGTGGAAAACGCACTTAGGTTGGGTTTTAATGGTATTGGTATAGCTAAGAACTTTGTACATGTGGACATCAGGGAAACTGACCCTGTAATGTGGTCCTATGATTGAGTTGTATGGAGCATCGTGGTGTAGGGGCTGTAGGTTGTCCAAGGAATACCTAAAGTCTAAAAACATAGAGTATACCTACTACGAGGACGATGGCTCAAAGGAGTTCTGGGACGAAATAGAGGAACGCTGTGGTGCTAGAGCTATTCCACAGATATTAATTTATGATAATCATATTGGTGGGTATTTGGACTTAAAAAGGATTATACCTTAGTAATCCTTTATGACTGATCTGAACATAGAATTGTTACCTTGGCAACAGGACGTTTGGAATGACGATAGACGTTTTAAGATAGTTGCCGCAGGAAGAAGAACAGGTAAGTCCCGACTAGCGGCCTGGATGCTGATAGTCAACGCCCTACAAGCAGAACGAGGTCATGTTTTTTATGTAGCTCCAACCCAAGGGCAAGCCAGAGACATTATGTGGCAAACCCTATTGGAACTGGGGCATCCGGTGGTAGCATCGTCACATATTAACAATCTCCAAATAAAATTGATAAACGGGTCCACTATAAGTTTAAAAGGATCGGATAGACCCGAAACAATGCGAGGCGTGAGTCTTAAGTTTCTTGTCATGGATGAGTACGCAGACATGAAACCTGAGACATTTGAACAAATATTAAGACCCGCGCTTGCCGACCAAAAAGGTTCCGCATTGTTCATAGGAACCCCTATGGGACGTAATCATTTCTATGAACTTTACAAATATGCAGAACTGGAGGACGATGAAACTTATAGGGCTTGGCACTTTACCTCTTACGATAACCCATTACTCGACAAATCAGAGATTGATACGGCAAAAAAATCAATGTCGAGTTACGCCTTTAGACAGGAGTTCATGGCCTCCTTTGAAGCCAGAGGCTCAGAAATGTTTAAGGAAGACTGGGTTAAATACGGAACTGAACCCGAAGACGGAGACTACTATATCAGTATTGACCTCGCGGGGTTTGAGGAAGTTAATAAAAAACGGACGAAAAACACAAGGCTTGATGACACGGCAATCGCAGTTGTCAAAGTTAATACTGATGGCTGGTTTGTGCATGACATTATATACGGGAGGTGGGAGCTTAACGAAACCGCCACCAAGATATTTCAGGCAATTAATAAGTATAGACCAGTATCAGTCGGAATTGAACGTGGCATTGCTCGACAAGCCGTTATGTCACCACTACATGATCTAATGAAACGTAATCAGCGTTTCTTCAGGGTTGAGGAATTAACCCACGGAAACAAGAAGAAAACTGACAGGATTATGTGGGCGTTACAAGGACGGTTTGAAAACGGATACATCACAATAAACAAAGGGGATTGGAACAGTAGATTCTTGGATCAATTGTTTCAGTTCCCAGACCCTTTAACCCACGATGATTTGGTGGACGCTTTAGCTTACACGGATCAATTAGCAAAAGTAGCTTATTCATACGATTTTGAAATAGATGATCTTGAAATTATTGATCGAGTAGCAGGATATTAATATGGCAAAAACAGAAGACTTTGCACTAAATACAGAAACGCTTATGTCTGAGCAGTCCCTTGAAGAATGGGTAATGCACAAATGTAACGAATGGCGTGACCACTACGAATCAACGTACAGCCAGAAGTTTGATGAATACTACAGACTCTGGAGAGGCCAATGGTCAACTGAAGACTCCCAAAGAGCCTCAGAACGCTCCAGGATTATATCCCCTGCGCTACAACAGGCTGTGGAATCCAATGTAGCGGAGATGGAGGAAGCCACCTTTGGTAGAGGTAAGTGGTTTGACGTAACGGACGATATGGGTGATCCTGAACGTGCGGACGTAATGTTTTTAAGAAACAAACTGACTGAAGACTTTGAAAAAACCATGATCCGTAAGTCAGTAGCGGAATGTTTAATCAATGCTGCGGTATTCGGTACAGGTATTGGTGAAATCATAATTGAGGAAGAAAAGGAAATGGCTCCTGCCACACAACCCGTCATGGACGGTCAGTTACAGGCAGTAGGAGTTAATATTACTGACAGGGTAATGGTTAAGTTACGTCCTGTAATGCCACAAAACTTCCTTATAGACCCCACAGCTACCAGTGTGGACGATGCTATGGGAGTTGCCATTGATGAGTTTGTAAGCAGACACATTGTGGAACAACTCCAGGAACAGGGAGTGTATAAATCTGACGTATACGTTGGTGATGCAGCTAGTGATACAGACCTAGAACCTGACCAAGATTTAATACTGTACGACACAGACCGTGTACGCTTAACTAAATACTACGGTTTAGTACCAACTGAACTTCTTGAGAATTCCGAAGAATACGAAAAGTTGGATAAAGACGAAGAAAAAACCCAATACACTGAGGCAGTAGTTGTTATTGCCAATGAAGGTATATTGTTAAAAGCGGAAGCTAATCCCTACATGATGAATGATCGTCCTGTAGTGGCGTTTCCTTGGGACGTAGTTCCCAGTAAGTTTTGGGGTAGAGGAGTGTGCGAAAAAGGCTACAACAGCCAAAAAGCTCTTGACACAGAACTAAGAGCTAGAATTGACGCACTAAGTTTAACTATTCATCCTATGATGGCTATTGATGCTACAAGGCTTCCCAGAGGAGCTAAACCTGAAATTAGACCAGGTAAGATGATCTTAACAAATGGTGACCCCCGTGAAGTTCTACAGCCTTTTAATTTTGGACAAGTTAATCAAATTACTTTTGCTCAAGCATCGGCTCTTCAACAAATGGTTCAACAAGCTACTGGAGCCGTTGATTCTGCTGGTATTGCAGGTCAGGTCAATGGAGAGGCTACTGCGGCTGGAATATCTATGTCCCTTGGTGCTATTATTAAGCGGCATAAGCGTACCCTGATTAATTTCCAGCAAGCATTTTTATTACCTCTGGTTAAAAAAGCAGCATGTCGATACATGCAGTTTGACCCTGAAAACTACCCAGTTGCGGACTTTAAGTTTAATGCGTCCTCAACTTTAGGTATTATTGCCAGAGAGTACGAAGTAACACAGCTAACACAACTACTTCAAACCATGAAACCAGATTCACCTATGTATCCTTCGCTAGTTCAGTCCATTGTGGAAAACATGAACTTGTCAAACAGGGAAGAACTGTTGGATACCTTGAAACAAGCTGCTGAACAGGCACAGATGTCCCCTGAACAGCAACAACAGGCACAACAGCAAGCTCAAGCCAAACAACAGGCAGAACTGGAGTTCCAGCAGTCTCAAACAGCAGTCCTTCAAGGACAAGCTCAAGAGTCTAAAGCTAGGGCCAATAAACTGTCCGTTGAAGCTGAGTTGGCTCCTGTTGAAACTGAAATTGACCGGATTAAGGCAATTACTACCAATCTTAAATCCGGGGATCAGGACGATAAAGAATTTGAGCGCAGGTTAAAAATTGCTCAGACAATGCTAAAGGAAAAAGAGTTAGATTTAAAAACTCCTGCTCCTCAAGCAAATGGCACTGACCAACCGGATGAGGAAGGCCAGATAATGCAACTGATGAGAGGATTAGAAAATGATGGTAACGCAGAAGGAATTGCAGGACGTAGTGTCTCAGGTCAACCAGAAATTCCAAGAGCAGGACCTCCAATTCCAAGAATTAACTAAACAAATAGGAGAACTTAACAATGCCAGCAGGACGAGGGACGTACGGAAGTCAACGGGGAAGACCACCAAAAAAGAAGGGTAAAAGAAGTAAAAAAAGTAAAAAATGCACATGTAAGTAATTAACCCTTGAATTTTAGTTAAAAATATGTTAAAATAAAGTATACTTGTCCATTTACAGGAGAAACAAGTGATTGAAAAAGAGTTGGAAGTTTATTTCAATAATTACTTTGAAATGTTCAGAACACAAGGCTGGAAACAACTCCTTAAGGAATTTTCAGGAAATGTTAAGAACATTAATTCAGTAGAACAAGCTAAAGATGAAAAAGACCTATTCTTCAGGAAGGGTCAGTTAAACATCATAGCTAATGTCTTAAACTTAGAATCTCAAATTACTGCATCATTTGAAAATGCGGAAACCGAATCCAGTGATCCTGGAGAATCCGAATGATCCTATATGATTTCCGTTGTACTAACGGGCATGAATTTGAAGAATACGTTGAATCATCAGTAACACAAAGTAGGTGCAGATGTGGTGCTGATGCTAAACGATTAGTCAGTGGTGGTAACTTTGAGCTTGATCCCATAAGCGGACATTTTCCGTCCGCAACTAAAAAATGGGCAGACAAGCATGAACAAGCCGCTAAAACTGGCGATTAACGGAAGGAAAACTTATAGCCCTTCCATAATTTTCTCCATAATCGAGAGACGGAGTATTAATAATGGCAGCAAGACTGATAGATGAGCGTAAGGAACAGGAAGACGAGTTAGCCGAAGGTGAAGAAGTACAATCCTTAGAGGAACAAGAGAATCTACCTACTCAGGAAGAAGCTCAACCGGAAGAGGAAGAAGTACCAGCTAAGTACCAAGGCAAAAGCCTACAAGATGTAGTCCAGATGCACCAGGAAGCTGAAAAAGCATTAGGAAGACAAAGTGGTGAAGTAGGAGAACTCAGACAGGTCGTAGACCAGTTTATCCAAAGCCAAACACAACTCACACAACCAAACGCACCAAAACAAGAACAGACGACGGAAGAGGTAGATTTTTTTACCGATCCTGAACAGGCAGTATCAAAAGCTATTGAAAATCATCCTAGTGTAAAACAGACACAGGAACTGAATCAACAGCTTAAAGCTCAAAACGCTATGTCTCAGTTACAGCAGAAACATCCTGACATTGAAACTATTATGCAAGACCCTAAGTTTGTAGAATGGGTCAAAGGTTCCAAAATCAGGACACAGTTACTTGCTTATGCTGATCAGGCATACGACTTTGATTCCGCTGATGAACTTTTCACAACATGGAAGGAACGTCAACAGGTTGTTAATCAAACAGCCCAGATGGAAAAACAAGGACGTAAAAAAGCGGTTAAAGCAGCCAGTACAGGAAACACTAGAGGCAGTAACCCTGTTTCCAAGAAAATCTATCGTCGTGCCGACATTATTAAACTTATGAGAACTGACCCAGACAGATATCAGTCATTATCGGAAGAGATACTAACTGCATACAAGGAAGGACGGGTCAG